TTATGTTTCCAGCCTGCCCCTGTTGCGGATTATTTCCAACCATACCCGATTGCATCATATTCATTCTATTGCCCTCCCGGAGGCGGAGGCGAACCAGCGGCCTGGGCCGCCGCAGCTTGAGCCGCTTCCTGTTTCATACGTGTCATTATTTTGTCCTTATCTTTCCACTGCAAAGTATCAAGCAAACTCTCTTGATCTATTGCCTTTTTATCGAATAAATCCAATGCCAGATTAGACCGCTGGTCCTTCTGGAAAGGAAGCGCGGTCCCCGACTGTACCTCAATATCGAAAATGCCTTTCGTAGGTATGCTTTCCGTCCAGTCCTGTTCCATGATGTATTTGCGATTGGCTTCGTCAAACGTGTACGCCCGCTTAGTTACCGAATAATTGTCGGCATCCGGTTGTTTGAAATAGAATTCGAGAAAATCCGGCCATTGCTGTTGTTTCTGGCTGACCTTTGCAATGCGCGGCTGCACATAATACTGCATCATGGTGTTAACGACCAGATAACCGAGCTGGGTTAGGGATACCTGTAGATTGCGCTCCTTGAGCCTGATCCGCGTTTGTGCGGCTTCCTGTAGCGTGCTGATTGCCTTTGCCGCCGTTATGCCTATGGGTTTACGGCCCTGAGTGACATCATGCAGGCCCGAAATCTGATCAATCATTTTCTGCATTTCACCGTAAAACTGGAATATGTATTCCGGCATCGGAGGAGCCTGATCCCGTCTAACTTCGGTATTGGGATTTTTAATTATTACCTGGCCGACCGTATTCGTGAGCAAATCCGCATCAACGCCGCTATTGGTATCGCATATCCACACCGGATTACCAAGCATGTTCAGGCAATCGAAAATCACGGCCACGGTTTTGTTCAGCATCTTTTGGGGCTCGTACAATTGCCCTATTTCCCCATCACCGTAGAATTTATTGGGCCTGGGCATATCGACAAAGCGCACGAATGGAAATTTGCCATCCTTACGCGGGCTTTCCGCACTCTGCAACAATACCCTGTCACTGGTAACGCTGATTATTTTGCCGTGAGGATACCGCTTTTTCATCACCGTTTCGGGGACATGGGTGTCTTTGTTCTCCTGTTCAACTTGTTCAAGCGTAGTATCCATAATCCACATTTCAAAGAATTCCACTACCCGCGAATCATCGTAGCCATACCCGGGTTGTTGCGGAATGTTCTTTTCTTTCTTGTCGATTGGGCTGACAACCATTATCTGGCCGTCATAGGAATTGGTCTGCTTTTCAGACTTGCTTTTTTCTTCTCCAGTTGCCTTAATAACATCTGCTTTTTCAGGGAATAGGCGTCGCAATTCACCCAAAGGCTTACACATTCGATGGATAACCCACCGACAATTTTTATTAAAATCAATAGCATCTTTTGGAACCCAAACATCACGCGGATCAATGTCGTCAACGCGAACGTCTCCCAGGCCATTTTCAAGTTCCTCATCCCATATCACCTTCTGTATGCCAACGTGATAAAACATAGACTGCGTAATGGTGTCAACGAGCGTTAAATTCATGCCCCGATACGTCCACCAGTAATGAATTATATCGCTGAGAATATCGGCGAAATCGTAATCCTGGGGAGCTTTGGCGTTAATGTCGAAACCGGGTTGCGCGTCGGTAAGGATAGGCACCATTGATTGAATTGCTTGCCGGATAACGTTCACGACCGGCATTGACTTGCCTTCTGAGCGTTTAACTTCCCATTGATCCCCGTCGTAATAGCGTTCCCACTTGTCCCAGTGTTTATCATATTTTGACCGAAATTGTTTGCCTTCACCGAGGCACTTAAAAAGCAAGTCAATGTCTTTTTTCTCGTCAGGATTGGGAGCGTAGTATTCACTTTGCCGGGAGTCGTTTAGTTCCGGGTTGGTTGCGGGCTGTCCGTTGAGGTCAAGTAACGCCATAGAAATAAAAAAGGCCGATATGAGTGTATGACCCATACCGGCCAAAAATAAAACGGAAATAATTCGTTCCCCTCACCCGGCCAGGCTCAGGGAATCTATCAATCAATCACAATATAACACTTAAACAATTAAATTGCAAGAAAAATAATTAATTACTCTTTTATTGCTTCGTCAAATGCTCCACGTGGAACATCGTAATTACTGAATTTCGGTTCTAATTTAGGCTTTTCGTTACCGATTTCCACAATATCGCTGCCATTCTCATCCCTGATCCTGCGCTTGGCGTTGGCAATATCTTTCTTGTTGCCAATGTAACAACCCAAGCCGGGATCGTAATAACCAAGAGTAGATACCGCGACTTGCGGGGCGGTCCATACACGCGCCATGACTTTATTGTCCTTATCGCAGATTTCCTCTTGTGATGCTTCGGTGTGGTGCCGATACACTTCTTTTGTGTTGCCGCATAAGGGGCAATGGAATAGGTAGATCATTTTAATCCTTTTTGGAATTCAACTTTATATCTATTAATTCCAATCTTTTGGGTATTTCTTTGACTTCCTTGACTTCAAGCCCCAAATATTCGCATAACAACTTCAATATTTCTGCATGTCTTTGAATACTATATTTTAAACACGCATTATCTACTTTTTCTCGACTTTGGTGTGGTCCCATTATACGTACTCCCAGCTCGTTTTTTGTGAATGCCGCTTCAATAAATCCGCAATGTGCGGATTCTGTAATTCGGGCTTGAACTTACTTTCGCGCTTGACCTTATCCCGTATCCACTGCGTCGCCATTGTAATATACCGCGTTGCGCTCAGTAGATGGTTGTTGGCGTCAACAGGATTCTCACTCAGATTTTCTTCCCGCCCGTCACGCTCCGGGAAGGCATAGGTTTCGTATTCGTCAACGGTTTGCGGACACCTGCCCTTAAATAACATGTGCTGACGTGTCTTGACAAGGCCTTGATGCAGTCCTATGCCCGCCATGACCGACCCCGCGCCCTTCTTGACCGGCGATGCTTTGAGGCCTGCGCTATTAAACGCGGCGATATAATCCGGCGCCTCTTCGTCGCAGTACCACATTTCGATACCGTACTTTTGCTGGAAATCCTTTGCAGTTAGTACACACTCCTGGGGCGTCATATACGAGCGCATGAATTCGTCTATTTGAAAATCCTGTTCGCCATCTTTGCGGAGAATGCGCACAACAATAGCAAAAGGATTAGAATAACCCCAGTCAACACCGGCATAGACGTAATATAGGTCTTTCCTCGACTTCCAATCAAACGCCTCATAACCGTTGAGAACCCTGTCAAAGTCTTCATAAACAAGCCCTGCCATTTTCTGAAAAGTGCCTTCATACTTCATTGCGAATACGCGAGCGTCAAGCATTGCCTTTTGACGCTCATATTCCGCTTTGGGAAAATATGGATTGTCGATAGAGCGCCATTGGAAAATATCGGTATCGGGTAGCTTGCCTTCCGTCCACGGTCTGTAGATATCGTGGTACAACCAATTCAAAGCGTAAGGTGTGGTGGTGCTGAATATTGGAGCTTCCCGGAACGCCGCGCGGCCCATTACGTTAACCCAAGCTTGGTACTTGAATTGTCCAGCCTCGTCGCACCATATACCACGGCAGTTGGTTATACCCTCAATGGACCACGGATTATCAAGGGATCGGATATATATTTTTTGCTTGGTTTTATGCAGGGTAAATGTACCGTCCTGTTTTTGATGTTCACCCTTGCCCGCAAACATGCCGTTAAAATGAATTGACGTAGCTTGATTCCAGGTTTTGTATGTGGGCACACAAACTATAAAACAGTCGTCTTTATCTTTGCAGAGCGAAGTAAGAGTCCGCAACCAGAGCGCACCGACAAGGCTTTTACCGCCCTGAATTCCAGATATACAAAATTTGGTACGCTTCTGCGAGAGTATGGCTTCCGCTTGTTTTTCGTGAAGATCAAATTGTTTCAGATCTGTATCCGCATGGCTTGAGGATCAGCTAATTTTTTGTCTTCGCACGCCTGGCAATCGTCCTCGTCGGTATCAAAACCGGCCCTGTCTTTGTTTATACCGACACCCAGCAAAGTCAACCGACGGGCAATACGTAAACGCTTCTGATTTTTTAGACGAATGCTATCACGTTCTGATTTATCCATTTTTTTCATCCTTGTGATCGTTTACTTCTTTCAATTCGTACAAAGGTTTGCCATTGGCAGTAATGACTATCGTATCGGCGTACATTGCTGTACCGGGATCGGGTTTGTCTTGCCACTGGCCGGACTTGCGGCGCCTATTTTTGAGCCAGTAGATCATCGATGTGGCATCAGGAGGGTAATGTTTGATAGTGGGGACAATAATCGGCTCGCCTTGAAATTGGAAAATCTGATCTTCCGGGTGTTCGTAACCTGTTGCTCGCTTGTAAAGGCTTTCTGAAACGTGGGCGTCAGCATAGTCCTTACCCTTTTTTATGGACTCGAAAAACGAAGGATGATCTTTTTTCCAGTTATTAATTGTGTCTTCGCAAACGTCAAAGTAATCGGCAAGAATTTTATCATCGGCACCAAGGAGAGTAAATTTGTATGCGAGGTCGTTATACTCAGGCTTGTACTTTGAGTTTGCCTCAGCGTTTTTATTGCCTTTGGTACCAGGCATAACCTACACCTCAGATTGTACGTCTTCGTATGTCCAGGACTCAACGTTAATACCGGCGCGATTAATTACTTTTTCCTCATGCTTTTTATCAAGGTAATAAACGCCGGGCTTTTGAAATGTTGGTTCTTTTTTTTCGGCAGGAGGCGGATCAAGCAACGCTTTCGGCTTAGTCTGTTTAATAATCAGGTTGATTTTGCGCAGTAAAACAATTTGAAACGCAATTATTACGGCGCATAAGGAAACATAAATAGTGATGACCATAAAGCCTCTTTAATCACAATATACTATAAAAACGGGAAGAAATCAAGAATCTTTTTCCAACTTTTTTTATTTTTTCTTC